CCCGACTAGTCGGTTCACATCTACTGACGTGACAAGTCTACCTTCCGAGTAGACCCTCTATCCCAGACTTAGGTGGTGACACCGCCGGGACTGGACAACAGCGACTTATGCATTCTCTGTAGTTCTTTCGTTTAAATGACTAACTAACTAACTGGTCATCACGTTAACGCTCTAACGGGACGGCTGCATAACAATGCAACCACCCCTTTCGAGATACGTGAAATGCTTAAGATGTGAAGTCACCTGAGAAACACATCGAATCACATGGGAGACCTAGATATACTAGTGGTACTGTAGTCCCCGCATTGGAATATGCATGGAGATATCTAGATAATAGTTTCCTACTACCATCCACGTCATATAACATCTTTGCAACTCTGCTAGTAGGTACCTTCCTGTGCGCTTTCTCCACCCTGGTCCCTGCGGGTTTATGTGGCTTAATGCCCATCAGTATCTCCATGAAGTCCTGGTCGATCATCTTTGTGTAGATCAGCATTTTCTTAAGAGATGGCTCGGATGCTAACTCCATTAGATCGATCTTCTCTTCCTCCGTCAATTCTATCTTGGGCATATTTTTTATGGGGTAGTCCCCTGCTGTAGCTGTGTAACATAACTGCCGCAACTTAACTGCCAAACTCGGACGTAAGTTCCTGAGGAAACATGATGCTGTGGCTTGTAACCGGGCTAACTTCCTTATGACGAAGACTTCATTATTCTCCGTTAGGAATATATCTTTCGACAAGAATTCTGCACGATTCTTCAAATAGTCGGAAGTTTTTATTATGAGCCCTAGTCCTTTCTCTGACTCCTCCGCCGGTCGAGCATCAAATGAAACTGTATTCAAAGCAGTTTTTATTGCTTCCTCTGTCTTCCCCGAAGTCAACAGCAAACTGTCGTCTCCCTGTACGAATGCCTGTATATCTGATGTGTCGTGGATGTTCCTACCGGATAAGTGGGCTACATATAGCAGGTAGTGAGCAGCTCTTATACAGTTCCCTAGAGTCGTTCTCGTCGGGCTGCCTGAGAACACAGTCCCTGTGGCTTTAAACTTCGCAATTGTCTTCCTGCCTACTTGGAAGTTGATACTCATGACAGTCGAGACGATTATTTTGTGTAGCCTGATCCTTAACTTCTTCGTGAATGGCAGATACTTCTCTATCCATGGCCAGATGCTATCCACGAAGTAGTTGTCTACCTTCAACAATTCTTGACTTTGGGTGCTATCAAACGCTGACATATCATACGATAACAAATGGGGATCCTTGATCTTATCTATTGCTGCCTGTATTTTTGCTTCCATTTGTGATCCGTTGAGTCCATGGACGATTTCAGGGTACGCCTGTTTGGCGATCATCAACATTAGCCGACCCACATATGAACCTAAGGCTTTCAATTGATTTGATGGATTGGCTATGCAACGAGTCTTCGCGTCTGTCGCTATCCCCATGTTCAGCTCTCCCGGTTTCTGCATCATATTATAAGAGCTGGGGATATATCCATGTTGGATTGCTTTTTGATAACCAGCCATATATGCGGCTCTTTTCTCCGTCGCGATCTCTTCAGCTATATAATTAGCTACCGGCCTGTGACACCACTGACGAATCATCCGTTCTATCGCTCCCTTATCTAGCTTAGCCAATCTTGTGTCTATTAGCTTCCTGGAGAACTCCATAAATTTGCCCAACTCTTCTTTGTTAGGTTTCGCTTTGCAACCGAATTGTCTGCCCAATAGTGCTGCTAAAGCGTTGCTGGGGCTGGTGAGTGCGAGTGTCTGAGTAGTCCTTTTGGTGCATAAG